ACAACAGTACGTCCACGAGCTTTAACTGAAGATGCTGCGCCTTTATCTGCGCTGGGCTTCTTAGTCTTAATACCTTTGTCTAGTTTATACATGTCTATAACACGAGCTACAGACTTAACATCCTCAGAGTTTTCGTATAAAGCATCCTGATAAACTTTAGGTTGAGTATCTACCCAAGCATGAAACGCATCATCTGCTCTTATAGCTTCAAAGTCAGGGTGTAGTGATACAAGTTGTGCTTCAGCTTTTTCTCTCTTAGCTGTAGAGCGTAACTCTTCTATCTCTTGTAGTCTTGAATCTAGATCAGAAGCTCTTTCGTTAGCCTTCTTTTCAGCTATAGCTTCTACTATTCCTGCTACATCAGGGTACTTACTTGTCCATGCATCTATCTCTTCTTTAGACTTTGGTAGTACAAGCTCGTTCTTTGCGGCTTTTTCTAGTTGATCTTCTAAACGTTTTATCTGTGCTGCTTGCTTCTTCTCTGTTTCAGCCATGTGTCTTTGTATATCACCATAGCGTTTCTTGAAGCTCTTCTCTTCACCACTTAACTCTGCATCATCTTCCGATGCTTTGGTTTCCTCTTTGGCTTCTTCTTGTTTGGTATCACCTGCATCCGATACTTCGGTTGCCTCAGATCCTTCGCCATTGGGTTCTTCTTCAGGGGTTTCATCACTAGCCTCTTCAGCTACATCACCTTTTAGTAGTGCTTCTAGCTCTGCTTCAGCTTCTTTGATTTTAGCCTCGTTACGTTTATGTGTATACGAGTGCATTGTCTCTTCAGTTAGTTGTGACATATTTAGTTCCTTATGTTGGGGTCAGCACAAAGTGCCGAGTATCCTTATATTTATATGGTATTGTCGTTATTATTTATTTTATTACTCTACCTTTTACAGTACCGCCATCACTTGTTTTAATAGCTTTTCCATCGCTCCCCTTAACCACACTTCTAGGTGGTGCTTTTGGAGCTGAAAAAGTAGCCTGACTACCCTTACGATCTGCAGTACTTGTTTTGGGTTTAACTACTATAGATGCTGTTTTAGTTTTTGATGTACCTTCTTTGGAGTCACTATAAGATCCACCTGAATAAGTTCTCTTTGTGCCTAAATTACTAACAGACTCTCTACCTGTACCACCTGTTTTTCTAGCTCCATGAAAACTAGCAGAAGCGCTTGGACCATCTATGCCAAAGCCTCCGTCAAAACCTAAGAAGTCGCCTAGCCATGTATCAGCAAAAGTTACATCGCCATCATCATTAACGTCATTTAGTGTACCACCACCGCCGAGCAATCCACCACCCTTAGTAAAGCTACCTTTTAGCTGTCCCACTATGCCAGAGTTTCGACCGCCTTTAGTAACTTTCATAAATGCATTATTAATCTCTTCTCTTTCTGCATCTGTAGTAGCTAAATCATACCTACGCTCTAGATCTTTAGCAATAGAGTACTCCATTGCACGTTTACCTATTTTAGTGGCAACACCAAGCATAGGATTAATTGCACCTAAGCCTTTTGATATCTTATTACCCATACCATCTACGAGAGTATTTCCATAGCTTATTAAATCTTTTAATTCCATGTCCCTAAAACTAGAAGAGGGTATTATAGAACCACTAGCATCCGTTTGCGAACTGGCTGTTTTACCTGCCTCTAACATAGTTGCTTCTAATTTTTCTCTATTATCTTTTCTACTACTACCAGAGTCTGTTGTTTCAGCAATAGGAGACGTTGTAATCTCACTTGTGTAAGGTACATAGCCTCTACTTATAAAGTCTTGTGCTTCTGAGTTAGGTTGTCCATTAACAAATGTTAACATTTTAGTTACACCACTTACAGGATCTCTGTAATTTTGGCTTGAAGTAATTTCTGCTTCAGGTAATGCATCTGCACCACCAAATAATTTATCAAAATCTATAGAGTTAAAGTCTTCAGGTAAAGAAGCATTATAACCGCCTTCATTATAACCTGTTACATAACCGCCCTTATTCATAGTAGGTTGCCCATCATCAATAAGTTCTAACTCACTAATGTCAAAAGGTAGCTGTTCCTCTGAACCCTCTACAGCTACAGGCTCACCACCGATACGACCATTAGCTTCCATTTGTTGAAAGCCCATCTTAGCTTCTGCTCTTAAATCTTCAAAGAATTTAACACCAAAGAAATTTACTACATCTGCAGGTACAACATATTCACCTTCACTTAGTTTAGCATCTATATCATCTCTAACCTCTTCTGGTTCTGAACCTAGAGGTACTTCATTACCTGATACAGGATCTACTTCTTGACCTCTTACAGACTTAAATACTGCTTCTGTTTCATCATTTAGTGCCATTAATACGATCCCTCATGTATTTAAGTTGTCTAAGTGTACGTATAGAACCCTGATGCCTATAAATCTCTGTAGTATCAGATATGCTTTCCATACTCTTATGTTCTTTAGTTATGAGAGCATCCATTTCTTCTAAGAATGCATCCCATGTTGGTTTATCATTTATTAAAGTCTTAAGAGACATTGCCACTAAATCCTTGTTCGCCTGGAACTGGAGCAGTACCCATACCTATCTGACCACCTCCACCACCAGAAGTGTCCTGTACGCCTCCCTGTGGGGTGCTAGAGCCTTGCTGAGCATTTGCAGGTGCTTGTACACCTTGTGGCGGTATAGGCTCTGGAGCAGGTTGTTGAAAGCCTTTTAGTATCTCTGCTTGTATTGCTGCATCCTGCATAGAATTAGTTACTTTATCAGGGTCTAGCTCCATAGACTTAGCAATCTCACGTATAATGTAATCCATCTTAGCAAAAGGAGCTAATACAGGATTTTGTGCTGTTTGTAGGAATTGCATTAGGCGCTGGGATCTTACTTCATTAGCCATTAAGCTTTCAGTACCAGATGCTCTTACTTCTAAATCACCCCGTATAGACTCATCAAAGTCAAACTGCATATTGAAAGCAAAGAATGCCTCACCAATAGGTCTTACAAGATAGTCATCAACATTCTTAACTACTGTACGTATTGAACCATTAGCAGCACCCATAAGCATAGATATACCACTTGCAGTACGCCCAACGCCTGATACTCCTGTTTGACCGTGTGCAAAACTTGGGAAGCCAGTACTTTCATCTGCTAAAACTCTAGCCTTATCAAATAGTTGAATGTTTTCTTGTGCTACATTAGGGAACTTTGTGCCGAAGATGGCCTGTCCTGGTGCGCCCCCCTGTCTTCTAAACGTTTTTCCAGGGTATACAGACATGTCTTGACCAGGTACTAGGTTAGTTTCATCTATCTCAATAATAAGATTACCAGATAGTGCAGCATTGTCAATAGCCATACGCATAAAGCCATTCATTAATGTCTGTGTATCATCCATGTTCTCAGCAATACCTACACCAAAGAAGCTATATGGGTTGTGTTCGAAAGGTGTAGCATAGTATGGAATACGTGTTGGCTTGAATGGGTTAAGTACAAAACGTATTACTTCACCATTACAAACCCAGATATTACAGTTTAGTTCATCTAAGTCTTTGTATTCACTAGGTATATTTACACCATTCTCTTCTAGGTGTTCAACATCCACGAAACCCCAGAACTCCAATACTTCCCAACGCTCTGAATCTGCTTGAGTTTCATCGTCAACCATAGCCATTTCCCAGTGTTTCTGAACATAGTCAGCACCTTTATGGATAGATTCTTGTATTGCGTCTTTCATAAAGTAAGGACGTGTCTTTAAGGAGCGCAACTGTGTGCGTGACATCTTATGGCGCTCAACCACGTATTCAGCATCATCCATAGATGTAGCTTCTGGGTCTGGGTAAAAGTTCCACGCTGATACGTGGCTTGTCTCTGGTACTGTTTTAACTATAGGGTCATACTCACCCTCTTCATTCCAGTTAGGATATTCTTTATCTACAGCGAATGGGCCTTTCATAACACCTGTACCAAGTAAAGCCATCTCGAAGGCCATGCTACGTAAGTGTATAGTAGCTCCTGATTCGTTTAACTGATCATGTATCTTCTTTTCCATCTTCTTAGCTGCAATCATTGCAGGATGGAAAGACACTGTAGTAGGTCCTGTACCGTCACCCTCTATAATCTTTTCTGATACGGATGATAGTTTGTCCTTGAGAGGTCCTAGTCTTCTAGATAGATCTGCTAGAGTTTCACCTGGTTTTAACTCTGTTTCACCGTCTAATAAGAAGGGACTAGGAGCTTTACTCTGTGTAATACCTTTTAGGGCATCTCCTGCTGCATCTGCATTAGGATCTATATTAATATGTACTGACTCTGCAACACCGTCTGGTAACACAGAAGGATTAATAGTTAGTGGAAACTTGTTATTACCAAACAATACGTCAACTATCTGACCGTATGCAGCAAGTGTCTTAGTCTTAGTAACCTTAACAAATACACGAGACTTTTCTGTATCTGTAAATTGTACATCAGGACTATACAAACCACGGTAGTTACGATAGGCTCTAAGCCAACGTTCCTCATCACCCTGTCTTGCATCTTCAGAACGGTTAAAACGTTCCTCAACGAAAGCTACTACATCAGGTTTAGAATCAAAGATACTTTCTTTGCCGTCCTGTGCCGCCGTTACTTCATCTGTTTCAAAGGAGAGTTCATCCATATTTAGTATCCAAACTTGTTATCTGCAGCTTGAAAGCCACTTCGTTGTTTTGCTGGGTCAAAGTCCCATATAGAGCTACGAGGTCTTGTCATGATTCCATAACGTAATGCATCGTATAGGTGGTCTTCTGCGTGTGTATCTACATCCTCTGGGTTACGCTTATCCAAAGGCAGTGCAGGTATTTGTGTTATTGTGTTTGTACATGAAGCCATAAATACAATTCTTGGCTTTTCTGTAAACTCATCTACCTGTAACCTTCTGTGTATTTCGTTCTTACCTGAAACACGAGAACCTCTTGACCTATCTGATGGCCTCCAACGGCAACCCTTCTGGTTCATTTGCTCTGCAAGAGATGGACCTGTATCACCCCTGTTGTGCCATAGTGAAGAGTCTAATACTCCATAACGTATTGTACCATCGCCAGACTCTGCATCCATTACCATATCAGCTAAATCAGAAGCTGTAACTTTAGAGCAATAGAGTTCCCTGTATACAATGAGTTGTTCATCAGGGGCAACAGCGAACCAAATAACTCCTGTGTAGCTACCATAACCGTAGTCACAAGCTCGAAATTTTGTCCAGTTAGAAGGGATTGGGAAATCGTCAACAACGTGTATAGCTCTATTAAACTCTGGGAAGGCTGCACCTTCGTTTACGTCCCAATTACCTTCTAGTAACTGCTTTCTTTGGTGTTCTGGTAATGACAAAAGCATTGCTTCGTAGTCACCACTTTCAGCTAAGTATGGGTTGTCAAACAAACTAGCTGGAATAAATCGTCTTTTAAATAAAGGTTCACCTGCTTTACTGTGTCCTGCAGGGTATCTTATAGTCTCACCTGTCTCTACGTTAGTAGCCCAGTAAGACTTATTAGCAGGAGCAGGATCGATAAACATCTTCTTAACCCAAGAGTGTCCACTACCACCTGGGTTTGTCGTTCCACGCATATACAAACCAAGTTTATCAGAGTGTGCAGATCTCAAACGTGATCTCATATAGTCCCAAGCGTAAGGACTAGACCACTGTGTAAGTTCGTCGAATCCAATCCAGTTAAAAGCCTGACCTTGGTAGCGTGTAACATCGGTATCTTTATCCAGATAAGACATCCACAGTCTACCACCTTGAGGAGAAGTCCACTGAGACTTGCGTTCTGACCATTTGATCCCTGGTATTGCACGAGGGTATAACTCCTGTGACTTTTGTATTAACTCTCTTAGTTCTTCTGTAGTATGACGTACAAGTAGACCACTAAAGTTGGGATCATTTAGCCCATGAAGAGGGTCTGCAAGCATGGCATAACTCTTACCTCCACCTGCTGAGCCGCCATATAGTACTTCACGTTCTGAAGCAGATAGAAACTCTGATTGAGGACCAGGGTTAGGCTTAAAGACTAC